ATATAGCTTTAGAAGAGAATGCTAAACAAGCAGCAGCAAATGCTGCAAGGAGCCACTAATGAAAATTACTGATGCTTTTGGGAAAAAACATGATATGCGTTGGCATCCAAGTAAAGGTTGGCTTGATAAATATGGACAGCCAATTGTTTTTGATTTAGATGAAGTGCCTGATTATGCACACGAATTAACACATGCAGCACAAAGTGAGTTATTTAATGTGGAGGAGGCAGTATGACTTATACAGACTTTAATGATGCTGGTGCTCATTTATCAAAACCAGCTTGGAAGTATGCTAGAGATTTAGTAACTCAGGGTCTTCCTGGTCCAGTTGCTATTCAACAAGCTGAAATATTTGAAGCTGCAATGCAAATTGGAGCTAACACAAAGAAGGTGATTTATGAAAAAAAATCAGCTTAATACAATCGTTGAGGCCATTACAGATTTGTTTGTAGTGGTCTCTATTTTTATATTTTTATTTATAGGAGTAATACTGATATGAGTAATGTTGTGACTAATTCAAATCGTGATCAATATTTAAGCAGCAAAAGCTGGGCTTTTAAAAGTGGTTTCTTAGCTGCGGAAGATGGTGATACAGGTTTTGACTCATATCCATGTAAGTTAAACATTGCGGGTTCAGTCAAGAAAGAATGGAACGCTGGCTATGAAGCTGCAATGGCTAACTCTTATACAACTGATGGCACAACATATAAATACTGTGCCCTATAACCAAGGAGTAACTATGAAAAGTACTACAAAAAAAACTGTCTATGAGACATTAAGTTCTGTCAATGTAAATGGCCATACAGAGTCATTTCCATCAGGCAAAAAAATATTAACTTATTTGTCATGGGCCTGGGCCTGGGACATAACAAAACAACATTACCCTGAGATGACTAGCAAAGTCTATAAAAATGTTGAAGGTCTTAATTATCACCACGATGGCAAAACAGCCTGGGTCGAAACTGGTGTCACAATTGAAGGTATTGAGTATATTGAAAACTTGCCTGTAATGGGCAATAGCAATCAATCACTTCCATTAAGTGGTATTACTTCATGGCATGTTAACAAGTCAATTCAAAGAAGTGTGACTAAAGCAATAGCACGTCATGGATTAGGTTTATATCTATATGCGGGTGAGGATTTACCTGAGCCTGAAAAGAAAGCTAATAATGCTGCTGAGATTGAGAAGGCAGAACAAATAGCTAAAGATCAAAATTTAATTAATCAATATGTCCATTCTGTCAAAAAAGCCTTAGCTGGTGAAACGATAGATGATAGTGCTATTCGAGAGGTTTTCTCAGAGATAGCTGATGATGGGGACAGGCTTAAATCAAAAGTTTATAACCTTCTACAACCTGAAGAGCAAGCTATGGTTACTGAAGTAATGACTAAAACTACAAAGGAGGCAGCATGACAAATAAACCTGTATATGGAATTGATTTTCATGACGGCGATTGCCCAAAATGTGGAGATGTTTTAGAGCTTGTTAGTTTAAAGCATTATGTATCTCAAGTTGAATACTGGGAATGTCCTAACTGTGATGCTGAATATCAAGTCTCTATTGAAGTTGAAAGAGACTTTGAAGATATGTCGGAGATAGTCTTATGAGTATTTCACTATATGAATTGACTGCTGAAGCTCAAAAGATACTGGCAATGGAAGACATTGACCAGCAAACAATTGAGGATACCTTTGAAGGCATTGGTCTTGATGATAAGTATGCGAGTTATTCAGCAATCATAAAGACTCTTAAAGCTGAGGAGGAAGCTATTGCTGGTGAGATTAAAAGACTCCAGGACAAAAAACTAGCCAAAGCTAATAAGGCTGCTTACTTAAAGGAGGCAGCACTTGTATCAATGCAAACACTTGAGCTGCATGAAGTTGGTAATGCTATCCATAGCTTAAAGATAAGAAAGGGCTCAAAGCTCGGTCAGCTTGAGATTGCTGATACTGCTAAGTGGCCTTTTGAGTTTATCAAAGTAGTTAACAAAGAAGATAGAGCTGGACTCAAACAAGCATTAAAAGATGGCCAGGAAGTTAAAGGCTTTTCTTTAGTCGATGGGAACGATAGCTTGTTAGTTCAATAGAGACTTATTATTGAGGGAAGTCTCCACCCTCAGTCTCTAAAAAATAGTGCAGCCAGGTCACTACCCCTAAACCTGGCACCTAATTTAAACCAAGAGGAAAAGTTATGACGAGTACAAGTATAGAAGCATATGAAAAAATTAATAAAGATGGCACAGTTGGTCAACAAGCTGCTGAAATTTTAAATTTTTTAAAGTTCCAGGGCATTCCAATGACTAACAAAGAAATACAACAAGAAACAGGATTAGAGATTAGCTCAGTAAGTGGTCGAGTTAATGATCTAAAAAAACATGGCAAAGTTGTTGTAGTAGGTAAAAGACCATGTGAAGTAACAGGCAATACAGCAACTATTGTTGAGCCTAAACATGAGGAAAAGTTATGAGTAGTGTTAATAAAGTTATACTAATAGGACGATTGGGTAAAGACCCAGAAACACAAGATTTCAATGGTAAAGTCTTAGCTAGTTTTACCTTAGCAACTAGTGAGTCCTGGAATGATAAAAACACAGGACAAAAACAAGAGAAAACAGAGTGGCATAATGTCTCAGTCTGGGGACGCCAGGGTGAAATTGCAGCTCAGTATCTTAAAAAAGGTTCTCAAGTTTATCTTGAAGGTCAAATCGAAACTCAAAAATATATAGACAAAACTTCTGGGCAAAACCGCTATTCAACAAAAGTAGTATTGAATGGCTTTAATAGCACATTACAAATGCTAGATACTAAATCTGCTGAAACAAGAGTTGATGTACCCCAGGCAGCAAGAAGTCCACAAAATGACCATAGTCAATTGCGTGACCTGGGAAATGATGGACAGTCTATAACGCCAGTTCAGACTGATGGTTTTGAAGATAAAGACATCCCTTTTTAGCCATGAAAAAATATAAACTTAACGATGGCAACTCTTATGATGTTTATGAGGCCCAGGCTCTTATGGAAGATACATGGAAGGAGCCAGTTAGTATCTCATTAATGCAACAGCGTCTTAGTTATTCTAATGACTCTAAGTATGTGTTTATGAAAAAAGGTCAATGTATTAAAGGTGGTCATCCTTATAGCAATGACAACCAAAAGAGAAAACGTGCTAAAGCCAACACAAAAGATGTAGATACTGAAGCAAGAAAAACTTATAAACCTAAACCCGAACCAAAACTGTCGGCAAAAAACAAAGCTATGAAAGCAGCGTTTATTGCTGCGGGATTATCATATGGAGTGAACAATGGATATATTACTTAAAGATACACAAGTCTTCGAAATCGTAGGCTTTAAAAAAACCAAGCTAGATAAAATGATCGCTGCGGGTGAGTTTCCAAAACCAATTAAGTTTGGTCCCAGGACTCGTTGGAAGCAATCAACAATAGAAGCCTGGATAGATGCGTTAGAGGCTGTCTAGCCAGTCGGCCCAGTCTTGCATCATCTTAGTTCTATAGTTAATTTTTTTAGCTTTATTGTATACCCCTCTTACACCAGGAGGGGCGTGCGATAATTGCAGCTCAATAGCATCACCATCATATTCTAATTCATTTAAACAAGTACTAGCCATATGCCTATAGCCATGTACTGAATGCTTACCACCATAACCCATTCTCTTTAATATTCTGCCCAGGGTAGATTCACTTAAATAACTATCTCTGTAGTTAGAATTAAATACATACTGCTTGTCACCATTAATTTGTTTGACCTCTGCTATTATTTTTTGTGCCTGGATAGACAAAGGTACCAACAATGGACGATTTGTTTTTTCTTTATGACCTGGTATCCTCCAGATGTCACCATCTATCTCAGACCATTCTGCCTCTCTTAACGGCCTGGACCTAACAAATGTATAAGATAAAAACTTTAGTGCCATACGAGCTTCATAAGAGCCTTCATAGTTATCTACTTTACTTAACAATTCTTTTATGTCTTCTTTCTCAGTTAGGTGTGGATGATTCTCAGAAGCAAAGTTTTCTAAGCTGCCCTTTACTATTTCACTTACATCGTAAAGCATATGGTATTTATAAACACTACCAATAATAGCCCTGGTTCTTTTAGCTACCTCTTTAGTACCTCGCCTTTCTTGTTTGCGACAAACTTTTAAAATGTCCTGGGAGGTTATGTCTTCAATAGATTTTGGTCCTAGGTCATGAATTGCATAACCAAGCCTGGTTACATTTGTTTGCTTTGTTCCTGGTGACCATTGGATTTCTTTAGCTGCAAGCCATTGGTTAGCTAATGTTTTAAATGTAGCACCTTTAGTAGACTCTTCTTTAGGATTAATTCCCGCATTAAGGTCATCAATAAATTGATCTCGCTTTTCTCTAGCCTGGCTAAGAGTTATAGTTCCATACTCACCGATATGAAGAGTTAAATCTTTTTCTAAAAACCTGTAACGAAATAAAAAAGTTTTTAAACCAGTAGGATTTACCCTAACAGATAATCCTTTAGAGTCAGATAATCTATATCTTTTGCTTTTAGATTTAGCATTTTTAATATCTTTATCTGTGAGCATTTGGGGAACACCTCCGTTTAGCTTTGGGGAACATCATACTATTGTTCCCCAATTTAAGCAAACTATATACGAAGGATTACAATCCAATAAAATCCAATACGAACATAAAGCCTTTTGTTTACAGGATGTAGAAGGTGGATTAAGTTGGATTACGAGAGGTTACGAAAGGCCAATTGGCGGAGCGGACGTCCGAGAGACAACATCATGTTAACCCTTCTATGAAAGCAATTATATAAATTTTTAAACCTACTGTTCCCCAATTGTTCCCCAAAACAGCATTTTTATGCACTTCTTACTAATTTTAGCGAGGCTGTATTTCTACCTATTTCACCAAAATCTTTATGGTGGATTATACATGACATATCTCTACCAGCTCGGTAACCACTTCCAAAGTGCCAGGCATCCTTTCCAGCTAGAGTTCTAAATGATTCCCACATTACCCCAGGGAATTCCATTGACTGCTTATTATGGATATGTCCTGTGTACCAATAGCGGTATTCAGACTTGCCCCATTCTTCAGGTTTGTCTGCTGCCATTATCTGCGGGAGCTTTTCAGGCTTTGCTGTATCACCATGTGTACTACCTATCAATACACTACCAAATGTGTAATACCAAAACTTACTTGGCAAGGTATCAATAGTTACTCTTGGCTCATCTCTAAAATATTTAGACATTGCAACACTAAGCATTATTGATGATGTGTCATCGTGGTTTCCTACTATATTCTTTACTATGACATTCTTATGTTTAGCTAAAGCTGAGATTGTAATCTCAATCATTAAATCTATTCCTACATTTAAAACTTTAAACCATCGACCATCAACATCCAGGGCATTGCCACTTCGAGCAGTTCTGTTTTGTGGGTTATCACTATGAAAAAAATCACCCAGGTTAAGTATTAAACAATTTTCTGCTGGAGGACTTCTGTCTACCAGGGCTTTAGTTGCTCGTTGTAAATCACGAGTAGCTATCTTTAGATCAAAATCTTCCCCGCTTTCATCTCTATGGGCCAGCATACCTATGTGCGGGTCACCCATTGGATAGACTGCTAATAAGTCTTCATCTAATTCTTTTGGAGCTGCAATAGGACAAGCAGTAAAGTCTGCTATTGATTCATTAAAAGCAGCAGCAATTTCTTCTGGATTGTAGCCAGAGTTTTGGGTTTTAACCCATTGGACTTTGACTTGACCATCGTCACCATACAAAGTTGATACACCTTTAACATTAAATCCTTCTGCTGCCAGGTGAGTCATATCTGCTTCAGGTGCCCAGCCTTGGTCAGCAGCTCTCTTTTTTACTATCCTTATAGATTCTGATACCGATTGATGTCTTATTCCTAAAGATGCAGCAACTTTCCTGTGAGACCCAAGCTCTTCATACAACCTTATTTTTTTGCGTTGCGAATCAGAGTTGCAATACTTTAATAAACCTAACATTCTATTTCTTACAAAGAGCCGAGCCGAAGAAAAATGACAGAATTAATTCGGCAAATGAGTAGATTTCTGGGTTCTTGACCATGCCTGATACCACTTCATAAGTGACAGTATCAGGTGTTAGTTTTAAACCTAAAAGTGAAAACCCTTCTTTGACTGTAGGCATTACAGTATCGAGTCCAGCCAATGGAGCAAACTGGATTACTAGGAGACATGCAAGTACTGATAGGATCAAAATTCTTCGATTCATAGCGGAAAATTTTGTCTCTTTGACAGCAAAGTCTCTTGCCATATTAATGGATTGATTTTGTGCAGACATTGCTTGAATCATTAATTTTTGCTGCTCTTGATTAGCATGCTGCTTCATAGCAAATAACTTAGCAAAAAAGCCTAGGGCTATTGGTGCTACACTTGTTAATAAACTTATCATAATAAACCTCTCTTCATATTATTTGTAATGCTTGAACAAAGCCTACTTCTGTCGCAACAAAAAATGCGAACCCTCCGTACAAGAAATAACGAATCTGAGTTAGTATGTTCATTATCTTTTGTATGTTTTTTTTCGTATCATCGATTTCAGAAAAGAGCTTAGATATTTGCCTGTGGTGATGATCAACTCTTTCTTCCAATATCTTTATTTTGTCTTCCATGTTTGTTCCTTAATTTGCTAATGGGTTATCTAATGCTCTTTGTAATTTACTGTTGACTCTTTCTTCTACTTCTTTAATTTTTCTGTCTGTGTCTGAATACAATGAATCTCTACGTTCATCGAAACGTGACGAGGCTTTATCTATTAGGTCTATTAGCCCTTCTTTTTGTCCTTGCAGTTTTGTTTCAACTTCTCCTACAATTGATTCAAGGTGACGCATATCCTGACGAACATCGACCTTTACTTCTTTGACATATTTAATCTGTTCTTCAAGTGAGCTTTTTTGATAACCCATCTCTTCTGAGAAAAGGTCAAGTTCTTTAGAAACAAAATCCATATGTATATTAACTGTAGACATATGTTCATTTATTACTGCGAGGTCTTCTCTTATTTGTGACAAGTCTGGAGATTTAAACGCAGCTATCTTAGCTTCCATATCTAAGTACCTTTGATAAACTTCAAACCCACCCCATAGTCCACCAACTATTGTTCCTACTAATGGAATAATAAATAAAAGTTTTGAGCCTGACGCTTTAACTCCAGCGTATTCTAATTCTGCCATTGTAAATCCACCATTTGTTTATGTAATAATTCTTGTGCTAAACCATTTCTAAGAGCTTTCTTATTGTCTGGAATGTAAGTTTCTGTATAAATGTTTTTGCTGTCGTAACCAACACCATCTGGCATTAAGACGTTATAGTTTTTAAAACCAGCATTAAAATTTAACAACGCAATTATGTAAGCCTCTAAATTAGATTGTTCTTCAAGGGTGGTTGCTACTGCTCTTTGTTGACTTAACTTACCTAACTTTATTGCAACGATTTGATTTAACTTATCGTTCTTAATTTGTTCTTTAGTCTTTTCTGGTTTAGGTTCTGCTTCTGCAAGCATGACAACATTTTCATCTATTGTTTCTTCTGGCACTTCTTCTGGCACTTCTTCTGGAGCTGCCTCTTCTACTATTTCTTCTTCTAGCACTTCTTCTTCAAGTACTTCTTCAGTAACTTCTTCTACAGGTTCTGGTTCTATTTCTGGTTCAAGCATTGATTCAATTTCAGCTTCAATTTCTGCTTCAAACTCTTCAATGTCTATTTCCATTTCTTCAAAAGTTTCTATGTTTGTTTCTATTTCTAAAGTTAAATCTATAGAGTAATCATTTAAAGCTGGTAACAAATCTAGTTCGATATAAGTCTCAGGAATAATGTCATAGATCATTTCTATTTCTTCATAGACCTCTTCAATTACAGGCTCTTGATAGTTAGGACAATATGGGCTAGATTGTGAGCTTTCTTCACATTGTTGATTGAGCCAGGCTGTTTCCCAGTTAGGGCACGCTTGTGAATACAAACTATCTTTAGCACATTCTGCTGCTAAAAAATTTTCTGCATATTGTTGTGGATACCAGGCACACGAAATATGTGATTCAGGAACAACTTCACAAATACTTTGATTGTCTAATAGTATTGGGTCAGATTCGCTACTATCCCAGTAAACAGCTTCTTCTTGATTTTGATGATAGAACCATTGCTCATACTCTTGCTCTGATAAATTAGCAACAATACCAACAGTAACTGAATGATTTTTAATGTCTATCTTTCTGTAAGACATATCAATATTACCTAATGGATAAATAGTCATATCAAAATCATTACGAGAATCTGGCCTGTAGTATTCTGACAAGTTTTTCCACATATACTTCATGCTGTTCTCATCACCCTGAGTATAAAATTTACCTACACCATTGATAGATATTAAGTCAGTCCATAGTGGCATTAAGGTAAAGTCAAATCTACTGCCAAATTGAGCATAGTTGTCCAAGTCTTGTCCATTGCAGCAAAGACCCCAATCATAACTTTCAGGTGCTAAGAAACCTACTACACCATTAGTCATCATAACGCTGGTGTAATATGTATTGCCATAGAATTGGAAGCCAAAGTCTAACGGAACTATTGCATAGCCATCGTCTACAATGGTATGCTCAACTATAGGTGCTTCTGCTTTAGATAAGGAAGACAGCAAGCACAAGCATACTAATAATGCCTGTAACCAATTTCTCAAGAAAGTCATTTTTACTCATTGTTGTTATGTCTTGTTTTTTTGGAATATACTTTTTGTTCTTAGCTTTTTTCCACTCAGCAGTAGCTGCCTTACCAATTAAGCCTTCGCCAGTTTCAGGATCAAAAATTGCACAGGGGGTCCCAGCAAACTTCATGGCGTCAAACACCCTTCTATCATTCAAACACATAACTTGGATGGCTGCGATTTTAAGACCCATGTCGAAAAGATGTGCAGATATGGATAAATTTTCACAATTGATGTCACGCATTGTCTGCCCTGTACTGATTCCTAGTATCTGAGTTTGCACAGCACCCGATACCCCAAAGGTACATTTAGTGTTAGCTCCCAAGCTAGGACTAATAGCTGAGGGTGGATTCGTTTTAACTTTGCTAGTTGTGTTTGATGTTGAGCTAGACGTGACTGTACTGTTGCTTGTTGCTTGTGTAACAATAGGGTCAGCAGCCATAGCTGAAAACGATATGCACCAAAAAGCAAATACAATTACAAAAGCATATAAATTGTTACGCAGCCTGGTAGACATTAAGGTTTAGGATATTTATCTTTAGTTGTCTTAATCGTAGCTTTCCAAGCATCAATACCATTATGATATATGTCATCTAATTGGTCTGCCATTGATGGGTATTCTGCTGCTCTATTTCTTGAATAGGCTTTATTGTCGTATGCTGTCTGTAATGCTGCAACTCCAGCAGTACAATCTGACTCTGAAGGTAGGCTGTGTGGGTTGTCAATTAAAGCAGTACCATCTGCATTCCAAACTTGTGGTATTAAAGCTAAATTAGCATACACCTTACTGCTACTAGCAGTCCAAGTGTACCAACATCCTGTATGTAATCTGCATATATAATCTTCAAGTGTAAATGTCATTAGGTTTCTCCAAGTTTAACTGCTGTAATACTAGTTCTGTTTCCGTTTGTATTAGATTCCACAAAGCCACCAGCAATAGAAATAACTTGCATTCTAAATTTGTGTGTTGAAACATTTGTAACATCAAAAATAAAATTACAACTAGCACTAAAATATGTGGCTACATTTCCAGAATCGTATCCACTTGTCTGAGCTAATGCAGCTGGATCAAAGCTAGAGTTGTTTACAGTTGTGTGAATTTCGGCATTGTAATACCTAGTGTTAGTGTCAAATATATGACCATTAACATTAAATATTAACATCCATAAACCAGTAGAAGGAAAACTAAAAATACCATTTGATACTGATAGACCTGTTCCTAATTTACCAGCACCATCTGTATCAGCTCTTTCCCAGTTTGCTGATAAAATTGATACTAAGTCATTACCAAGTGTTACATTAGAAGTTAATCTCCATTGGTCTGCTTCACTAATCCCACTAGTTAATGCTGCACCATTAACAGTTATAGCTCCAGTAACATCTATACCTGTAGCAGTTGTATCTAGTTTAGTATTATTGTTATGATAAAGTCTTACCTTTCCATTAGACTCAGCATAAATATAGTTTTCAGTACCACCAGCATTTTGTACACGAAACCCAGCATCGGAACGAATATGTATATCGCCATCCCCAGCATCTCTTATGTAACTGTTAGAGCCATCGTGGTATATTTGTAAATCATTACCTGTACCAAAGTTAGCCTTGACGTTATCAGCGTGTGTAGAACCACCAGCACTAGAAAGTACACCAGCAGAACTGATACTCGCTTTCTCTACTCCGTTGGCTTGGAACTTTATGTCCTTAGAAGAACCATCAGCGTTTAATGTTAGATGTTCGTTACTTGATTTTATTGTACTCACGCTGCTACCTCTATTAATGTTATTGTGCTTTCACCTCTATAATCCATTACTTGTGTGTGTGAAGAAGAATGTTGCTTACATTTAATAGTGTATGTAACAGCACTTGTTGAACTTGGACTGTCTAACTTTTCAAAAGCTGTTGACCAACCAAAATCACCAAAAGTAACCCCGCCTTGATAACCACCCGCACAACCATATGTAGTGTTGTTAGCAATATTTGTAGAATCTCTAAATATTGTAAAGAAAGTTTGAAAAGAAGCATTAGTTGTGTCACAATAACCAAGTCCTGAATTGTATCTAACTAATATTTTAGAACTTGTAGAACTAGGAGTTATTGCAAGAGTTGTTTGTGTAGTAATCCAATCTGTAGAAGTAAAAGCAAAACCTCTTTGGTTTGAAGCACTAACTACTTGCAACACACTACCCGTAGGCATATCTCCAGTTTCTATAGCACCAGTCTGTACTTTGTTTACACCTGTAGCACCACTAATTTCTGTTGGCATTTATTACTCCTCTAAGGTTTAGGTGTAGCATCCTTGACAGCTTTAATTGCCTTGTGCCACTCACCTGTTGCGTCTAACTTACCAGCCGTCATATCGTGGTACAGTTGATCTAACTGCTCCTTGATTTCTGCGTAGGCTGTTGCCCTTGTTCTTTGGTATGCTTTACCATCATAAACACCTTGCAGTCTTGTAACCTCTGCTGCTAGTGCTGCTGTTGTAGGTTCAGTTTGTTTACTGTCTAACCATTCTACTACGTCACCCCTCAATACCCATTCAGCACCTGGCTTTAAAGATTGAAGGGCATCGACTGTTGTCATCTCATTTGCCATTTCTTACTCCTGTTAAAATTAAATTAATCATTGTTTTATTTCCATAAGTGTGAAGTGTGTTCGATAATTATTTGTTATATGATTATCAAAAATTCTAAACTCACCACCCGCTGTACATTTAGCTCTCACATCATATGTAGTAGCATTTGTTGAACCTACATTAGTATCTATAAATTGTGAAGTAAAATGTTGATGTCCAGCGTGTATATTTCCTGTTCCTTGATTGTGGTATCCAAGATGACTGTCTAACACTTCCCATTCGCTGTCATTTTTAAAAACAGCAAAAGCTACACTGGCATTATTTTTTTTCTGTGCTACTCCAGGAAGTGAAATAACACCCATTATGTAACTATTACTATATTTGGGAGTAATTGCTAATGAATAATTTGCAGCACCATTGTTTAAATGAACATACGAAGTAGATGTAGAACTTGTATTACCACTTCTTGTATTTACCATATGTACTGTTTGTATAATACTACCAGCTGGAAGTTTTGTATAATCAAGTGTAGGTACACTAGCTGTTGTCATTCCCGATAGCTGATTCTGTAAGGCTATAGTTCCTGAACCATCTGCGGTTTGTATTTGATCTACTTTAATTTTTGATGCCATTAGTTTGATACCTCCGTAACCTTCATAAAGCAATAAGCGGTACTACCACCATAATTTCCTTTAACTGTAGTGCCACTATCGTATGAAGCAAAATATGGAGAAAGAACTTTTGCTGATGTACCCCAACTAGGTACTTCTACATATACATTTACAGGACTTTCGCCATTAGCAGTTGAATTTGTTCTCCAAGTATCACCAGGATTAATACTATCTATATTTGAGCCATCAGCGTGTATTCTCATAAGAACAAAAGATGCTGAGTGACCTACCGAACAAGCAATATATTCACATATTATCGTACTGTTTGAAAATTTCGGTGTGAAGGTATTTCGTAAACTTGTATGAAGTTCTGAATAAGAAGTGCTGCTTGTAGCTATATCTCCTGTAAAGTCACCTCTAACTGATTTGACTTGTACTATGTGACCAGCTGGCATAGCCAAATCAAAACCACTAGGTGCTTGTATTCCTTTAACTTCTAATGTACTCATACAATACTCCAGTTTCCGTTGACTGTAACAGTCTTGGTATCAGCTATTGTTATAGGGCCACCGCTTACACCATTCGTTGTTGAAGGTATTGTGATGTCCTCACTTATGGTTTGTGCGTTGGTTCGGATAATATGAGCAGTACCTAGTCCTGTCACATTGGCTAGTCCATCTGTGGCTAGTCCAG